CAAGAAAAATCAAAGGTTCTAATCGTTATGAAAAGCAACGAATAAAAGTTGCCAAAATTCATGAAAAGATTACGAATTCAAGGACGGATTTGATACAAAAAACAACCACAAATTTAATCAAGAGCTTTGATATAATATACTTGGAAGACCTTAATATAAAAGGAATGTCTCATAGATGTAAGTCAAAACAAGATGAAAATGGAAAATACTTACCTAATGGTCAATCAGCAAAATCTGGATTAAATAAATCTATTTTAGATGCTAGTTGGGGTAAGTTTATTGATACTCTTGAATATAAAAGTGTGTGGAATGACAAACAAGTAGTTCATATAGATAGATTTTTTCCTTCATCAAAGACTTGTAATAAATGTGGATGGATCAATAATGGTTTAACACTTAAAGATAGAACTTGGATTTGTCCTAAATGTGGTGAGAAGCACGATAGAGATTTTAATGCAGCAATCAATATCCTCAATGAAGGATATAGATTAGATATTTCGGATGGAACGTCCGAATACGAGCGTGGAGCAAAAATAAGACCTAAGAAATTAGGCACAAGCAACGAAACGCTTAAAGAGAAGGAATATTATGTTCCCGAAACTACTACACCTTCAGTGTAGTTAGTAGTTCATTAGAATATTTATTAGATGTTATAAAATCAAAATTTTCAATAATTAATTTATAAATTTTATAGCCAAATCCTATTCCTCTTAAAATAGTTGGTATTCCTTCTGTAAAATCAATTTGGTTTAAATTATTTTTATCTATGGTAATATAAAAATCTATTTCAATTGAAAATTTTTCTTCTACCATTTCATTTAATTCTGATAATATGTCTTTAAAATTTTGATCTGGTGTTATAAATATACCATAAGGTTTTTCATTATAAATAAATTTGTTAATATCATAATTTCTTATTTTATTTAATATTGAAGTATATTTAACTTCATCTAATACAGAAATTTGTTTTGTAAATTTTTTAAGATATGTTTTTTCTTGATCTATCAATTCTTTCAACTCTTTTAAATTAAAAGATTCAAATCTTTTTAAATAATCCATATTTTTATTATTTTAATAATCCCTTATGATTTGTATAGCATCGAATATTGATATATTTGATAAAATAACATCATTTAGCTTTGGATTTTCTTTAAAATCTTCAAAGAAAAATAATAAATTAAAATTTATTCTTTCCTTTAAAATATCTTTCATTTGTAAAATTTCATCAATATCAGTTATTGATATTTTTGAAATGTTTGGAATGTAATAGATATCTCTTCCCTTTCTAAACGTTTGAACAATTTTCGTGTAAATTAAAAGATTAAAATAATCTTTATATTCAGTGTCACATTCTAAACCGTGCTCTTCTAATTGCTGTCTGATGTCAATTATAGTTTTTGTTTTAATGCGGTTTATTTTAATATATTTTTCTAGTTTTTTCCTATTTTTTACAAATACTACATAAAAATCCATAAATAACCAATTACTTTTTAATTATATATTATAACATTGTGGTTCATTTTAAAAATAAAAAATATTCCCAAATTATTTAAAACTTTTATAAATATTTTACTTATAATTCATATTGATTCTAAATAAAAAATAAGAAAAAATATGGCAAAACAAATTAAAAAAACAACCACACCTTTAAAAAATACTGCAACAAAAAAAACAAAACCAGAATTTGATTTTTCTAAAATATCTGATCTTATAGATAATATATCTAAAAAAGATATTATTACTATTGAAAATTTTGATAAAGAAAAAACTTTTATATCAACTGGTATTTATATCCTCGATGCTCTTTTATCAAAAAGTATTCATAAAGGCGGTATTCCTAATAATAAAATTACAATTCTTGCTGGTCCAAAACAAACAGGAAAAACATTTATTGCTTTAAATGTAGCAAGAAATGCTCAAAAAATGGGATATAATATTCTTTGGATTGATACAGAATTTTCAATCGAAAAATCAGACTTTGAAATGTATGGTATCGATACATCAGATACAAATACATTTAAATTGATTAGAACTAACGTTGTAGAAAAAATTAAAATGTTTATGACAGCATTTCTAGATTCTTTGCAAAAATTAAAAGATTCTGGTATGGATGTATCAAAGACAATTGTTTTTCTTGATTCAATTGGAATGCTTATGAGCGAAAAAGAAAAAGAAGATACACTTGGTCTTAAAATTAAACAAGATATGACTAGAGCTAAACAAATTAAATCCTTGGTTAGATTAATTACAAATGATTTAGGCTATCTTAATATCCCGCTATTGGCAACGAATCATGTATACCTATGTTTAACAAAAGGACACGAAGTATTAAAATCTGATGGAAGTTATGAATTTATTGAAAAATTAAAAATTGGTGATTCTATAAAAACATTAGAAGGAGATAAAACAATTCAAAAGACTGTCGAATATCCAAAAAGTCCAATTATGCAAATAACATTAGAAAATGGTGAAAAAATTAAATGTACACCACAACATAGGTTTTTGGTTAAATCTGATTGGGTAAGTGATGAGAATAATGATTGTTGGAAAAAAGCTGAAGATTTAACTGATGATGATGTTATTTTAGCAATAGATGAAAATGATAATAAAATTTTTAAAAAAATAATAATTTCTAAAGTTGAATATTTAGAAGAACCAGAAACAACTTACGATATTCAAGTTGAAGGTGTACACCATTATATTTTAAAAGGTGGTATAGTGTCCCACAATACGCAGGAAATGTATCCTAAAACAATCATGAGCGGTGGCGAAGGATTGTATTATGCAGCTTCTGTGATATTATTATTAAGTGATGCGATGCTAAAAACAGGTGAAGAAGATGAAATGGATTTAAATAGAAGTGGATCTATAATCACGGCAAAATCAGCCAAAAATCGTCTTGCAAAACCAAAGAAAGTTAAATTTGAAATAGATTATAGTAAAGGTATTAATCCTTATAAAGGTCTAGATTTATTTTGTACATATGAAAATTTTGATAAAATTGGAATTGCTAAAGTTAAGAAAGTTGTAGATAAAGAAACAGGTGAAATTACTTTTCAACCTGCAACATCTTGGTATGTTAGACATTTAGATATGAAATTATCTGAAGCACAACTTTTTAATAGAAAAGTTTTTAATGCAGATATATTAAAAGCATTAGAGCCTATTATTTATGAATATTTTAAATATCCATCATATGACGAATGTTTAAAAGAATTAGAAGAATTTGATGAAAAATTAAATCAAATAGAAGATAAACAAGATATTCGTTCTTCCGAAGATTTTGATTTGGAAAATGATGATGAATTATTTAATTAAAAATAAATAAACAATTATGGCAGAAGTTATGAATACTAATATGGAAAGACATTATTTTACTCACATTTTAGATAATCCAGAACAAATAACAAAAGTTGAACCACATTTTTTTAGAAATCATGATATTCAATTTGTATATACTGTTATTAGAGAAGAATATTTGAGAAGTGAAAAACATATTGTTCCAAGTTCACAACAAATATATTCTATGATCAAACTTGCAGATCAAGAAAATAAAATAAATGATAAAGTTATCAAAATGCTTATTAGTTCTGATAATGCAGATATAAGTCCAGATTGGTTAATTCCTAGGTTTAAAGCTTGGAAAATTGAAAAAGAATTACAAGGATCTGTTCTTAAAGCTATTGATATGGTTCAACAGTTTAAAGATATAGATTATGAAAATGCTTTGGACGTAGCAAATAAAATGAAAAATATGTTCCAAAATGTTACATTAGTTGATGATGATGATTTAGATTTAGGAGCGGATTTTGATGACCCAGAAAATCACAAACAACTATTATCTAAAACTTGTATTTCTACAGGCTGGAATAGTGTTGATACAATTTTAGGGGGAGGCTGGAGTAAACAAACATTTAGTGTTATAATGGGCGAGACAAATGTCGGAAAGTGCTGTGTATCAGGCACTTACATAAAAATAAAAAATAAAAAAACAGGTAAAATTGAAAAAATTACGATAGGTGATTTTTATAAAATGGCAAAAAATAAAATATAAATTGGTAAACTGTAAATTATGTGGTCAAAAAGTAAAAAATTTAAGATCGTTGTCTATTCATTTGGCAAAATCACATCAAATTATTAAAAAAGAGTATTATGATAATTTTTTAAAAAAAGAAAATGAAGGAGTTTGTTATTTTTGTGGTAAAGAAGCAATTTTTAAAAATTTAACAGATGGTTATCATAGAATTTGTAAATCAAAAGAATGCTTGGGTAAAACAAGAGCAACAGGAACATATGAATTTTTAATGTATAAATATGATTTACCTAAGGATGAAGCAATTAAATTAATGAATATTAGAGCGGACGAAAGAGGTGAAAAAATTAAAAATGGTCTACAAGAAAGATTTGAAAATGATGAAAATTTTTTTAAAGAAAAATCAATAAACTGTGTTGAATTTTGGTTTAAAAGAGGATATAGTCAAGAAGAAGCAGAAAGAAAAGTTGAAAAAGTATTTGATATTATACATGAAAAAACGTCAAAAAAACGTAAAGAACATCCAGAATTATACACTGATGTGAATTGTACTCAAATAAAATATTGGATAAAAAAAGGACACACAAACGAAGAAGCAAAAGAAAAAGTTTCACAACGACAATCTACATTTTCATTAAAAATTTGTATCGATAAACATGGTGAAGAAAAAGGTAGAGAAATATGGTTAAACAGACAAACAAAATGGATGGAAAATTATAAAAAATCTAATTTTTCAAAAATAAGTCAGGAATTATATTGGTTAATATATGATAGCGTAAAAGAAAATGAAATTTATTTTGCAACATTAAAAAACGGACAAAGAGATGAATCAGGAAATAATAATGAATATCGGTTAATATTAGATACTTGTGCTATTATACCTGATTTTTTCATCAAAAATAAAAATAGAATAATAGATTTTGATGGTGATTATTTTCATAGAAAAGGTTCTAAAGCTGCAAAAGGTAAAAAAGAAAGAGACTCAGCTATTAAAAGAAATGGTTATGAAATATTACATATTAAAGAAAAAGATTTTAAAAATAATAAAGAAAAAACAATACAAAAATGTATAAATTTTATAAAAAAATAAAAAAATAAAAATGATTTTAGAGAAAAAATTTATAGAAACAATAGATGTTGATGATTGGCAAATTGAAACAGATTCTGGTTGGTCAGATATTAAAAGAATAGGTAAAACTGTTGAATATGATGAATGGCGGTTAATAACACAAACTTGTGATTTGACTTGTGCAGATAATCATATTGTGTTTGATGAAAATATGAATGAAAAATTTGTTAAAGATTTATTGACTGATGATAAAATACAAACTAAAAATGGAATAGAAGTAGTTTGTAAATGTTATAAAGATATTTATGATAAAAAATCTAATATGTATGATTTAGAAATTAACGATCAAAATCATAGATTTTATAGTAATGATATTTTAAGTCATAATACTATGTGGCTTAACAACATTGCAGTTAATGCTGCAAATAATGGTGCGAATGTTTTATTTGTTACACTTGAAATGGGAACAAGAAAGGTAATGAAAAGATTAGGTTCAATGAGACTTAAAATAAATTCGGATGAATATGATGAAAAATCAAAAGATTCTGTTTTTATGAAACAACGAATTAATAATATGAAATCACAAGCTGTAGGAAGTTTATTCGACTCGCAACCAGGAAAAATATTTGTTAAAAAATATAACACCAGTGATTGTACTATTACGGATCTTGACAATTATATAAAAAGATTTGAAGAAACAAAAAGAATAAAAGTAGGAATGTTGGTAGTTGATTATATAAACATTATGTCTATTGAAAAAGGATTTGAATTTTCTAATATGCTTTATCTTAAAGGAAAACATTTGGCAGAAGGTTTAAGAAGATTAGGAGATAAATATGAATTAGCTGTTGTAACAGCAACACAAACAGAAAAAGCTGTTTGGGGCGCATCTGACATCAAATTAGAAAATATTCCTGAAAGTAAAGCAATTGCTGATACTGCCGATTCAGTTTGGGGTATAATTAGAAATCCTCAAATGAAGAAAGAAAATGTTTATAGATTGAAAATTTTAAAATTAAGAGATGGTGAACACCATGAAGAACAAGTTAGATTTGATTTTAATACAAAGTTTTTAACTATGGAAAATGATGTTTTAGTAGGTGCAAAATAATTAATTTTTAATGAGTAAAAAATTAACAACTGAAATTTATATAGAACGAGTTAATAAAGTTCATAATAATTTTTATAATTATAGATATTTAAATTATATAAACAATGATTCAAATGTTATTATAGAATGTCCTAGGCATGGAATTTTTAGTCAAAATTCAAAATCACATTCAGATGGACATGGTTGTAAAAAATGTGGAAACAATCAACTAACTAATGAAGAATTTATTAAAAAATCCAATAATATTCACAATTTTATTTATGATTATAGTTTAACTATTTTTAAAAAATATAGCGAAGCTGTGATTATTATTTGTAAAAAACATGGAGCATTTGAACAACTTCCAAAACTTCATTTAAAAAAACATGGTTGTCCTAAATGTGCAAACGGATGTTATACAAAAGATGAAGTTTTATCAAAAGTTAAATTTTTGCACAATAATAAATATACATATAATGAAGATTTTATTTTTGATAAAAGTTTAAATGAAACAATTATAAAAATTTATTGCACAAAACACGGTGAATTTACTCAAAGATTAAATAATCATTTACATCAGCTTAATGGTTGTCCTCATTGTAATGAATCTAAAGGAGAAAATAAAATTGAAAAAATATTAAAAGAAAATAATATTATTTATGAACGTCAAAAAACATTTGATGGTTGTAAAAATATTAAAAAATTATTTTTCGATTTTTATTTAGTAGATTATAATATTTGTATAGAATATGACGGAGAACAGCACTTTCAACCAATTTATGGTATTGAAAAATTAAAAAATTTACAGAAAAATGATAATATAAAAAATATTTTTTGCAAACAAAACAATATTAAATTAATAAGAATTAAATATGATGAACATATTATAAAAATAATGAAAAATATATGGAAAATGAAGAAATAGAAAACGAAAAAACGTATGACTATTTTTTGTATTATTATCCAAGTCACATTCCTGGATTTTTAGCTAATTATCAAGAACGTTTGGATGAACGTGAAAATTATTATAAATTTTTAGAAAATTTTTCAGAAGTTGAAGTTGATAATTTTAATGGTTGTATAAAAGTTGCACATAACTTAGTTAGGAAATTAAAAATTAAAAATTTAAATGAAGGATTAGATGATTCATATAAAAAATTAGTAATATCATTGACTGAAAATCCTAATATTAAATTTGTAGGAAATAAAAAGCCTTCATCAGGAACATCAGGTTATGGAACTGGAACTTCTGGATATTCAGGATCATATCAACCAACAACTACTGGTGTATCAGGTTGCACAAGTTGGACAGGAACAATTGGAACTTATACAAATAATACTGTTAAAAACACAAAAAAAAGAAAAGATCAATCCATTTTTAGAACTTGTAGAAGAACTAAAACTTTAAAAATAAATACTAATTTTAATGAAAAAAAATGACGATATATTTGACGATGAGTTAGATGATGATTCACTTGAAATACAAAATGAAGATGAATTAGATGACACTTTAAATGAAGATGCAATAATGCAAGAAGAATTTACAGAAATTATTGAAGAGGATGATGGTGACGTTATGTTCAAATTTAATACAAATAATCATAAAATTGAAGGAAAACATAGTCTTAAACGTGATACTATTTTTAAAGGTAAAATAGAAGAAGATGAAAATAATAGACAACCAGATGAATATTTTCAAATGCCAGATGATATTAACATAAATGATGGTTTACCTATTGAGGTTGGCACAAATTATGAATTTGAAAGTAAACATAACGAAGAATATGTAAACAGACAAAATTTATCTAAAGATGTTCATAATATGTTATCTGAAAAAACAGATTTGGATTTTTCATGTAACAGAAGAAAACCAAATAAGCAATCATTTAATGATTATTATAAAATGTTATTAGATAATTTAGGGCAACGATATACAAAATCAGAAATTTTTGTTGAACTTTCATACTATTTCACCGACAATATTTTTAATATGTTTAAATTATTAGACAAAGAATATGCAACACAAATCATTGTTGAACTAAGACAAAGCGGATATTTAGATAACTTAAGTAATATAAATTTTAAATAATGAGTAAAATAACAGACACGGTAAAATATATTAATGAAGTTTCTAAATTTCATAATTTTTATTATGATTATAGTTTAGTTATTTATAAAAATGCACATACAAAAATTAAAATTGTTTGTCCAATACATGGTATATTTGAGCAAACACCGCACAATCATAGAAGATATGGTTGTGGAAAATGTGGAAAATTATTAAATGAAATAGAAGTTTTAAAAAGAATTAAAAAAATTCATGGTGATAAATTTGGATATGAAAATTTTAAATATACAGGAATGAATAATAAATCTATTATCACTTGCAAAATTCATGGTGATTTTTCTCAAATAGTTTTAAATCATTTAAAAGGAAAAGGTTGTTCAAAATGTGCTAAAAATTATAAAAAAACTAAAAATCAAATTGTAAAAAAGTTAAATATTATTCATAATAATAAATATGATTATTCAATGTTAAATTTTAAAACTGTTAAAGATAATGTAATAATTGGTTGTCCTAAACATGATATATTTACACAAATATTAAATAATCATCTGAGAGGTCACGGTTGTCCTCTTTGTAACGATAGCAAAGGTGAAAAAGCAATAGAAAAATATTTAATTGAAAATAAAATAAAGTTTCAAAGACAAAAAAAATTTGAAACTTGTCGTGATAAAAACATGTTATCTTTTGATTTTTATTTAAAAGATTATAATATTTGTTTAGAATATGATGGAGCACAACATTTTTATGATGTTTTAAATTGGAATAATTTAGAATATACTAAAAATCATGATGCAATTAAAAATGAATTTTGTTTGAAAAATAATATTTTATTATTTAGAATTTCTTATAAAGAAAATATAATTGATAAACTTGAAAAAGTTAAAAAAAGAATAGACTTGTTAAAATGAAGAAGTATAAGAGAGAAGAGGTTTATAATGCAACATTGGAATATTTTAGTGGTGATACTTTAGCATCAGATGTGTGGATAAATAAATATGCATTAAAAGATACAAATGGTAGTGATACAATTTATTACGAATTAACACCAGATGATATGCATAGAAGACTTGCAAAAGAATTAAATAGAATTGAAAATAAATATAAAAATCCTTTATCAGAAGATAAAATTTTTGATTTGTTGAAAAATTTTAAATATATAATTCCACAAGGTTCTCCTATGTCTGGAATTGGTAATGATAAACAAGTTGTTTCTTTGTCCAATTGTTTTGTGATAGGTAATAATTCTGATAGTTATGGATCTATTTGTATGATAGATGAAGAGCAAATACAACTAATGAAACGTAGAGGTGGTATTGGTCTCGATCTTTCTCATATTAGACCAAATGGATCACCAGTTAAAAATTCTGCTTTAACTTCAACAGGTGTTGTACCTTTTATGACACGATATTCTAATTCCACTAATGAGGTGGCGCAGGGGGGTAGAAGAGGGGCATCGATACAAACAATATCAATAAAACATCCAGATTCAGAAGAATTTATAGATGCTAAATTAGAAAAAGGTAAAATAACAGGATCGAATATATCTGTAAAAATAACAGATGATTTTATGAAGGCTGCATTAAATTCAAAAACTTTTACACAACAATTTCCTGTAGATTCAAATGAACCAACAATTGTTAAAGAAATAGAAGCCGATAAACTATGGAAAAAAATTATTCATAATGCGTGGAAATCTGCAGAGCCCGGAATATTGTTCATTGACACTATTAAAAAAGAATCTGTACCAGATTGTTATGAAGAACATGGATTTGGTACAATAAGTACTAATCCATGTTTAACTGGAGATTCTCTTATTAAAACATCAAAGGGTGATATAACAATTAAAGAAATAGTAGAAAATTTTAATAGTTTTACAGCATATGAAATTTTAACATATAATGAAAAAAATAATAATTTAGAATATAATTTTTTATCAGATGCCATTTTAACTAAAAGAAATGCAAATATAATTGAAATCGAATTAGAAGATGGTTATACTTTAAAATTAACACCTGATCATAAAGTGTTTACAAAAAATAGGAAATGGATCGAGGCATCAAAATTAACAAAAGATGATATTTTAATAAAAATAGATGATGAAAATGAAAAATCATCGGATGATATGAAAACGAAAGAAATAAAAATTAAAAAAATTAACATTAAACAAAATGAAGATGTCTATGATTTAAAATTAGAAAATAATCATAATTTTTTTGCTAACAATATATTAGTTCACAATTGCGGAGAAATTCCATTATGTCCATATGATTCTTGCCGTTTATTATTATTAAATCTATATGGTTTTGTAGATGAGCCATTTACTAAAAATGCAAAATTTGATTTTAAAAAGTTTGAAGAATATGCTCAATATGCTGAACGATTTATGGATGATATTGTTGACCTTGAAATTGAAAAGATTGAAAAAATTTTAGAAAAAATTGAAACAGATCCAGAGCCAGAACATATTAAAATTAGAGAAAAAGAATTGTGGAATAAAATTATGAATATGACAAAAAAAGGACGCAGAACTGGTTTAGGTGTAACAGCAGAGGGTGATATGCTTGCTGCATTAGGTTTAATTTATGGAACTAAAGAATCAACAGAATTTTCAATTAATGTTCATAAATGTTTAGCTATAAATGCGTATAAGTCATCATCTATAATGGCAAAAGAAAGGGGAAGTTTTCCAATTTACGATTATGAAAAAGAGATTAATAATCCTTTTTTAAAACGATTAAAAAAAGATGATTTTGAATTAGATGAAATGTTAAAAAAATATGGTAGAAGGAATATTTCTATACTTACAATTTCACCGGCCGGTTCTGTGAGCATCTTAAGTCAAACAACATCAGGTGTTGAACCATGCTATTTAGTATCCTATAAAAGAAGAAGAAAGATTAATCCTACAGATACAAATAATAAAATAGATTTTATTGATGCAGAAGGTGTTAAATGGGAAGAATATATTGTGTTTCATCATAAATTTGAAACGTGGTTAAAAGTAAATAATTATGATGTAAATGCTGTTAAATCTATGAAAGAAGATGAATTAAAAGAAATTATTAAAAAATCTCCTTATTATAAGGCTACTTCTAATGATGTAAATTGGGTTGAAAAAGTTACTATGCAAGGTCAAATACAAAAATATATAGACCATTCTATTTCTGTGACTGTTAATTTACCAAATGATGCAACAGAAGAGATGGTGTCTAAAGTTTATGAAACTGGTTGGAAAAGTGGTTGTAAAGGAATAACAGTTTACAGGGACGGTTCTCGTCAAGGTGTTATAGTTTCTAAAGATGATAAGGATAATAAGGATAAAATATTAAAAGAAAATAATGCTAAACCAAGACCAAAGAGATTAGAATGTGATGTAGTAAGATTCACAAATAATAAAGAAAAATGGATTGGATTTTTGGGTATATTGGTAGATGGTGAGGAAAAATATCCATATGAAATTTTTTCTGGATTAGCTGAATCTTTTAATATTCCATTATATGTAGAAAAAGGTGAAATTATTAAAGTTAAAGATACTGCTGACAATAAGCGTTATGATTTTGTGTATAAAGATAAGGATGGATATAATGTAACAATGGAGGGTTTAAATCGTGCGTTTGACCGTGAATTTTGGAACACCAGTAAAATGGTGTCTGCGTTATTACGTCATAGAATTCATTTACCAAGCGTTATTAATATTATTGATAGTTTGCAGATGACACAAGATGATGCTGCGTTTGGGACGTGGAAAAGCGGTATTAGACGTATTATAAAGAAGTATATTAATTCTATTCCAGCACAAGGTGAAGTTTGTCCAGAATGTGGCGAACCTCTTATATTTGAAAACGGCTGCAAGTCGTGTAAGGCTTGTGGTTGGTCGAAATGTTAATTAAAAAAAGTAAATAAATGAATAATATTTTAAAATCATTTGAGTCTTTTAATAAAGAAGAATTTAAAAAACTTCAAAATTTAAATAAAACTTATATTGTAAAAAAATTTAAAGACAATATTGAAAGAACTGATTATTACGGAGAATTTGTAAATAAATTAAGAGAATATGATGTAAATAAATTTATTTATAATGAATTTTCATATGGAATTTATATTAGGCCAGATAAAGAATTTTTCGATATTATAAAAGGTATAAACACTTATATTGAAAATGAAATACCTTTAGATTTCGATTTTACTTTTTCTATAGATAAAAATCATTTGAATTTAATTGATTTTGCCGAAGGAATTTTTGAACCACTAAGAGGTTTTGGTTTGGGTTATAAATTATATAAATTAATAATTGAAAAATTTAATTATATTACATCAAATAAATATTCTACTACATTTGCCTACAATATATGGTACAATTTAATGATGGATAAAGATTTATATTGTTTTACATCTAAGTTAGAATCTGGTGTTATTAACAAAAAATCATCTGACGATATTATAAAATATGTTTTAGATAATATTAGATATAAAGATATTGATTTTGATAATGAGTTAACTGAAAAAATAATTGAATTATATGGAAGTGTGGACATTTATAAACAAAGAAACTAATAAAATAGTCAGATTCAACACAAGAGCTGGTGATATAGAATTTGGAACAGAATATTATTTTATCGAAGATGAATATTATCCTTTATGGTTTATAGACACTGAAGATGCGGCCAAATTGGCTTTTTCAGCTTGTGTTCATCCACAATTTAGTATGCATCCAAGGCAACCTGCTACTGATAGAATTCATATAGAAGATTATGCAATTTGTAAGTTTGAATTAAAAAAATAATTTAAAAAATAAAATGGGAAATATTATTAATCATGCAAAAAAAGAGTTTTTAAAATTGGGATATAAACCAATTGAAGAAAGTGAAGAAGATCCTGATAAATGGATGCAAGAATGTGTTTTAGAATTGTTGGAAGTTTTTTCTAAACAAGGTCATTCTGGCGGATCAGCGCCGTGTGCAATTGAATATTTTAGAAAGTTGGCTCTGCAAGAGCCTATATCACCTATTCTTTGTACGGATGACGAATGGAATGATGTTAGTAATTATGGTGGTGATATTGATTACCAGAATAATCGTTGTTCAGCGGTGTTTAAAAACAGTAAGGATGATAAGCCTTATTATTTAGATGCTATTGTTTGGAGAAATAATTCAGGTTCAACTTTTACAGGTTCTGCATTTGATAGAAAAATGAATAAAATATATTCGCATCAGTTTATTAAATTGCCATTTTATCCTAAAACTTTTTATATTGATGTTATTGATAAGGAGATTGCAAAAGATGATTTTGAACATTATATTAAGGATGATAGTCAATTAGAAGAAGTGTGGAAATATTATGATAAGGTATTAACTATATCAGAAAAAAGGAAGAAAAAATTAGAAAAGATCGGTAAAGGTGGAAAATAAAAAAACCGCACAAATTTGTGCGGTTTTTTTATAATTAACATTGTTTAATGTGAAGGTATTATCTTTTATCTGGTTTACTTGCCAGTTTTTTTAGTAGTATCTTTCGCATCTTCGTTTTTGCTATCGTCATCATCAACATGTTTCATGATAGCATCACGGAATTTTGCGAATCTCTTATCTGATAAGAATTTTTCAGCAACCTTATTATCTTTGCTGGAATCATCAGACAGATTATATTCTGAATCAAGAACGTGAAGTAAGTAGCCAACAATTTCATCATCGGAAATAGTGCAGAGAAATTTGGTAAGGTTTTCAATCTGTTTAGCTTTTAAGACAGACACTTTACGTTCTTTCATGTTTGTGATAAGTTCAGATTTCTTATCTCTGTTAAACTGTTTGATATCAGTTTCAATTTCATCAAAACGATCAAGAATATCGTCGAGAGTAATTTTCAAAGTGTCCTGGCAATACCTGATAAAACGTACTGCTGCTGGTCCGACATAACCATTTGCAATTTCTTGTAAATCGTTAATAAATACTCTGACAGAAGGCCACTGTCTAATCATTTTTTCTGATCCGTCTGCATTAGAAAGTTCTTTACCTGCTGGGTCTGTGGCACGTACCATATCACCATAGTTTACAAAAATATAATCTGATAAGAACGTCCAAGAACGTGGAGTTGCATAAGCTCTTGATGATTTTGTGCCTTTATCATCTGGTTTCTTGTAATAATATTCTGTGTGAGTTTTCAAGAAACCAACGATAACAGGATGTACGTTTTCGTCACCATATTGTTCTCTCCATTCAGGAAATGGAAGCATGTGAGTAATATGGATCAAACGGTTATTAAGAGCTTGGTCAAATTCTTCAACATCTGTTCCATCTTCTTCACCAAGGTTACCAGAAGCACACATTAAAACATTATCGTTGAACTTGAAGAATGCTCCAATTTCTCTTTCAAGAAGGATTTGCAATGCTGCATTTCTTACAGAAAGTGTAGAACGGTTTAACTCTTCAAAGTGAATAATAGTTGGTTGTTCATTTGCCATGTATGCCCATTCAGGAACAACATGCTGAAGAAATTTAACCTTCTTCTTATCTCCACTTGTGACGATCATTTCTTTTTCGCCAAGTGTTGGAAAAAGACCAACGTCAGTTTCATCAACCATTGATAAACGGATATCAAAATATTGAATGCCGAGTTTTTTTGCGATTGAACGCATCATTGCAGATTTTGCGATACCTGGTTCTGAGGTGATGTAAAGAACCCCACTTTTGGCGTTCATAACTTTGTAATACTTTGATTCCCGTTCTGAAAGTGTTTCAAACCCTTTTGGAAATCTTTCATAATTGATGCCTTTTTTTAACGTTGCCATAAATAGAATTTAGATTTTATTTGTTTATTTTTATTTTGATTGATTGCTTGTACAAAAATATAAAAAGTTTTTTAATAAAAAAAATTTTTGGAAAAATTATTTAGCAAGACCTAAATATTTTTTAATCAGCTTAGTATTAAACGTTTTTAAACCGAATTTGTTTTTTGTTTGTTTTGTAATTGAAAAATTACCGTATCGGTGATAACTGTCCATTTTTTTTAATTGTTCTTTTAAATTGTTTTCATCTTTTGTGGGAGTATGAAAAATGGCTTCAGATATTTTATACCAACCTGTTCCTTCATCAAAAATATCATCTTGATTACAATATTCTAAAATAGTTTTTGCCATAATTTCTTTTACATAGTTAAATAAAATCATATCAAATAACACAATCTTGTGTCGCTTGATTTGATTTTAAATTTTGATTCCTAATTCTACGAGGTTCTACTGACTTACTCTCCAAAGGCGTTAATTCGGGCAAACTCATCCCTATTTTAATTCTTTTTCCTTCTTTTAAAATATTATTTGCGGCATTTAAATCTCGATCATGTTTTGTCCCACAAACTGGACAAATCCATTCCCGATCTTTTAATTCTAATTCTGTGTTTTTATAACCACAGCAATCACACAACTTGCTTGAAGGAAACCACATACTAATTTCAATCACTTCTCTGCCATACCAGAAGGCTTTATATTTAAGTATTTCCTTGAATCTACTTAAACTCAAT